CTGATCTTTTTCCATAACACCTTGCATAAACTCCAAAGGAGCTTCAACGAATGTGCTAACTGGTTGTTTTATTGTGGGTCTATAGTAACGCATATATTATATTGTTTTATAATGACTTTTTCTAGTTTCATATTGAAATTCAAAAAAGTATTTTTTTGATTTAGTTGTTTTGTATAAAGCTCTATTTATACAAGAATGACTAATACCAGTTTTTTCTTCTGCTTCTTTTATAGAATTAAATTGAGCTATTAACTGCCCATTAATATTATATTGATTAATAGGTCTACTTCTTTTAATTTTTAATTCTTCAGTAATTATTCTTAATTTAGCTATTTGAGAAAGTTTTAATTTAGTTTCTTTACTTTGTTTAAAATTTGCTGAAGGAGTTGTTATACTTAATATATTATAACCATACTTTCTATTACATACATTTAACATAGTAATCCAATATTGTTCAGTAGATAAACAGAATTGTTTTTCACATTCTTCTAATATTTCAAATTTAAAATTTTCAATACCATATTTATTAACAGCATTTTGTAAATGTTTATTTGAATGTAAATTTTTTTTTAAACATCTACTATGATGTGATTTTCTTAATTCAAAATCTCTTATTGTACTACCTACATACATTTTACCATTAATCAAATTTGTTATTGTATAAACTCCTGTTTTCATTTAATTATTATTTTGTATTAGTCTTTTTATTTTTTCTAACTAGTTTACCATCTTTATTTACAAAGAATCTATTACCTTCAGAATCAGTTACAAAATTATCTGTTCCCATCCACTCATTAGCTAATTCATCTTGCCAAGCATAAGCTCTTCTATCTCTGTTACCTTGACCAACAGATTGTCCAATATTATTAAAACCTTCTGTAACAGCCATTCTAGCAGAATCTTTCTCTTGAACTCGCTTATCTTCTTGACCAAGATTAAGTTGTTCTTGTTGATTTAGTACTTGAGAGTTATATTGGTTAAGTTGATTTTGAATTCCAACATTCTGAGTTTCTTCTGATTCAGATAATCTAGCATTGTTTTCAGCTTTTGTTCTAGCTCTTTTAATTGCTGAAGCTAATCTGTTAGAAGCATAATTACCAGCAGATGCAGCAGTTTGAGCAAGATCTTGATCTAATAAATTAAATGAACTATCAATTTCTTGAGAAGCCAATCTCTTAGCTCTAGTTAAATTAATTTTACTAGCTCTAGCTAAATTCAATTTAGCATCTCTAACTTCATCAGGACCTTTTAATCCATAATATAATTGAGATAATCCACCTGCTGCTCCAGCAGCTATAGAACCATAATCCATAGCATCCATTCCAAATTTACTATTAGGTGCATCAGTACCTGTATCTTGTGTAATTGATGGTGCTTGAACAATAGGCATTGGTTGAACTCCTCCTTTTAAACCACCTGTTTCTACTGGTGTTTTTTTAGGGAGAGTTTGGAAGTAATCTGGTGCTGCTTGACTAAATGCAAATTTAGGCTCTTGATAAACATCTAAATTTGAAACAGGTGGTCCTGAACTTAAACCAGCTTCTATAGGATTTAAATTAACTTCTGGTGCATAACCTGGTAAATCTTCTATATTAGCAATATCAGTTTGATTATCAAATTTAGCATAATTTGGATTAGGACCAAATGTTTCACTTGGAGTAGTTTGAACATTATTAACAGTAGTATTAGTTGTAGATAATCCTTTTTCCAATCTGTAGTCTTCATATTCTTTAATTAAATTTGCTCTGTCTTCAGGAAGTGGTTGTCTCCATCCCCACGCATTATTAGTCCGTTTAACTACTTCTGGCGCAGTTGCATACTCTTCAGCATCTAAAAGATCAACCATTATTGCATCTTCTTTTTTTAAGTCATCTGGTATAACAGGGCTTTCATAAGGTGTAAAAAGATTAGGGTAATCTAAAGGATTGATAAGTTTTTTCTTACCTGGACCTGGCATATTACCACCATTGTACATCATCTTCTTTCTTTTAAGATAACCACCCATAGCAAACATAGCTTGAGGACTTTCACCACTAGCTTCAGCCATCATAATATTTTCCATATCAGAAAGTGCTGCTTTATTCATAGCTACTAGTTTATTCTTCTTATTCATAATTCTAAATTTAGAATAAGTATCATTCTGACTATCTCTTAAAGGGGAACCTTTTTTGATTTCTTTTTTCATCTGTTCTGCAAATGTACCATTTTTATCTCCAAGTCTATCACTTAAAATAAAATCATCAGCTTTAACTTCCCCACCTTCAACTTCAGCATTATTAGTCAACTGAATTCCACCTTCAGCATGTGAAGGTCCTTCTAACATAGATATGTCTCCACCTTGAGCAAAGGTAACTTGAGCATCTTGGGCATAGCCTGAATAGTCATTAAAATCATTTGCTCTTTGAGTTTCATCTTTTTGTTTATTTAATCTATAATCAGCAAGAGCATCTTTAGTTCTTCCAGTAACTGCATTAAAAGTACCTACCGCCATAGCTACTCCAGGAATTTTAGCTAAATCTCTACCACCTGTTTTATTGACAATATCAATTTCCCCTTGATCAAAGCCTCTATCAGAAAGATAATTATCACTCCAATTTTGGACCATACCTTGCCCAGTATCTTGGATTGCTTGTAGTTGAGCAAATTGCCCAAGAGCTTGAGCATTGCTAGCATCTTGATCAGGAAGCATTCCACCAATAGCTAGTCTTTTTTTAAATCTTTTTTTCATAGTACCACCATATTTATATTCTGTGTTATTTTTATTTTCTTCTGAAATATCTGCTCCTAAGTCTTCATAGAATTTAGCTTCACCTTCTATAGTAGTAGGATCATAATATTGTGCAGTATCAGTTACTTTGTCAAATACTATATCATCAGGAACAAAATTAAAACTATTATTTTCTTTTTTAAAATCACTATTTAATTTTTTAATTTCAGTTCTTTGTCTATTATGATATGTGTAGTAAGTTTCATCATTAGAAACCATTGAAGGTTCTTTATAAGTAGTTCTTGTAGGGAGTAAAGTACTATAACCTTTTTTAAATTGTTTCCCATGAAAATTTTCATGCGCTAAAAGTCTTTCTCTACTATAATCATCCATTTGATCATAGTCAGTACCTAACATTATTTGATCTAATCTAGTATCATAATAACTTCTATCTGAAGTAGGATCATTAACAATTTTAGATTCTATAGGGTTATCATATAAATCTTTTTTAAGAGGACCACCATCAGCATATATATATCCACCATAAGCATTTACAACTTCAGGTAGAACTTCCGCTGCTACCATTCCCTTAGCTTTATTTAAAGCTGTTTTTGCTCTTGCTAAATTTCTTGGGTGTGCCATATTAAAACCACCTATAGTACCTCCATTATTAAACTTGCGAGTAAATGATAAACCTACTGAAGGTTCTACTCCAATGTATTCTGAACCACCAGGGTGTTTTACAATACCAGTACCAAGCCCTCCTGTTAGACTTAACCTATTATTATTTTTATTTAATAGATTTAAATCTGCATCAACACCTCCAGAATATACATATGTATTTGGGGTAGGGGTAATTACATTAAGGTAAGGATTAAATTCTAATCTTCTATCATTTCTACCATCATATTCTTGAAGACCTAAATTAATTTTATTTGATCTTGCTTTTTTTAAAGTTGATCTAAAGTCAAAACTATTTTCTACTTCTGGTTGATAGTTTTCCATAGGCATAGCCAATGGTCTGTATGGAATACCTTCTTCTCCTATAGTACCTCCTTTTGCATACATATAACCACCTTTAGCTAATGATTGGTCACTAAATATTTCTACTTCTGGTAAAACATATCCTTTTCCTGTTTTAAGGTAATTTTCCAATTGTTTTTTTCTTTTAGATATTTCAGGACTTTGTAAATAGTATTTATTAGCTTCAGTACTATAACCCATATCTTCTGGTTTTCCTTGTAGTAAAAGCCCTCTTGCTATACCATCTATGTAATTTTTTTCATAACTTTCTTTACCATCAAGATCTCCATATTCTTCTTTGTCTTTATTCCACCAATAATCTATGTCTTCTTGGTTTTCTTTTTTAAAAGACTTACCAAACTCATCTCTATGTTTAGCATATACTTTATCAGAAATAGGCATACCATGTAACAAATCTAATCTTACAGCTTCTTCAACATTATTTATATTAGGATTATAAACTATACCATGTGTACCAAGGTTAGGATGTGGGTACTTATATTTTGTTGGATATGTTATAGTATCTTGAGTAGGGCTAAAATATTCTATTTCTCCAATACCTGTGTTTTCTTTTGTAAATCCAGTATCTGCTTTTAATGTAACATTTCCCATATTTCTAAAAGCAGGATATTTATTATAAATATTTGAAAGAGTCGAATCTTTTTTAAGAGGTTTACCGTCACCATCTTCACCTATAGTCCCTCCTACAGCATAACTAGCTTTAATCTTTTTTTCTTGATCAAGCATTTCTTTAGTAGGTTCTTTAGGTGTAGCACCAGTTCTCTTATTCTGTTTAGCTTTGTTTCTAATGTTCTTCCAGAGTGAATTTTTTTCAGCCATTGTTATTTTGGTTTAATTGTACTTCTCATAGAGTTTTCTAATACTACATCATGAAGTATAAATTTTTTATTTGGGAGGGTTCCTTGCGGTGTATAGGTTAATTCAATATCAATGTATTTATCATACATTCTTCTTTTATCTGAACCATTCCTTAAAGAATTCCATCTCCAAGTTCTCAATAAAGGTTTGATTTTATTTAATGTTACTAATACTCCAGTATCTTGATAATCATTAGTAGCTTGTAAGGTAGTAATACTTTCATTAACTAGTACTCCATTATCAATAACCTCTGAGTTAATTAACACATTATCAAATACTTTAACTAGATCTGGAGAATCCAAATTGTTTCTAAACTTAACTGTAGAAGGTCTAACAGCTCCGTAGTAAGTTCCATGTCTTCCTACATTGTGTAATTCAACAGTTGTGTTTAATTCATTAGGATCTAAACTAATAAAAAAGTTTCTCATATTCAAATACATTTCTGGGGTAAAAGAATGTCTACTTTCAAATGCTTGTATTAATTCATTGTAAGAAATAGTTAATGAATCTTCTTCCCCTAATAAAGTAAAGTAAATTTTATTAACTCTACTATCAAATGCTATATGTACAGACTTAGGTTGATCAATAAATAGTTGATCTCCTCCTTTAATAGTAGGATCAAATCTATTGAATACTCCAATAAGTCCTTCAATATCACTAATAGGAGTCATACCTTCACCTAGTTTAAAAGCTTTATTTAATAAAGCATCATAGTGGTATATTCCACTACCTGATTTTTCAACAGCAAATTGATGAATGATTCCAGTTTCTGTAGTTAGATAATCATATCTAGGGAGTGTACCTCCACTACCTAATTGAGTTTGAGAACTTTCTCCAGCATTAATAAGTACTCTTTCGTCAATAGCTGCAATACCAACACCTCCTGTTTGATAGAAATATAGTTTATCTTTAAATTCTATAATTCTATTTATATCTCCATAGTTACCATTAACTGCAATAAACTCATTTGTTCTAAAGTTTCTCCAACTATCTATAAGTTCACCATCTATTTTATTAGGGGAAGCATATATTGTATAAGGTTCTTCTTTAAGGTTGTTAAATCTTAAAGGTTCTGAAAGATAAACAGTAGTATTCATCTGTTGATTATATGCTGTATTTACAGGAATACTTTCCTCATAAATAGGGGAATCATTTAATCTATTAGAAGGTCTTTGCCCAGCTTCAGAAAAAGGTTCTTCATAAACCATATAAAAAGGGTTGAACCCATGTGCTTCTGCTGGAAAAAATACAGCAACTCTTGCTGTCGCAAGAGCTTTATCCCAACCACTATCTTCTTTAATATTAACTTCAGATATTTGATAACCAAATAAACTAACCACACAATCTCCCCCAAAAACTATTGATGGGGATACAATCTGATTTATAACATAAGGTTGAAAATGTCCAGTTGAAATATAGGTATTATTGTATCTAGCTATTCTAGTGTTACCTCCATATTGTTCTAAAATATATCTTTCATAACTAGCCATAAATTTATCAAAACCTGTACCTGATACAGGAATTAATGTTGAAGTAAGAGCTATCACATCTAATTTATTAGTTGCTGAAGAAAACAAACTACCTAAAACATCTCCATCTGTTCCTGACATACTTATATAAGGAATACCTAATCCATTTCCAGGATCAGCAGGTAAAAAGTTTTGAGAGTTACTTTTACCTAAACTCCATTTAAAATCAACAATTCTTTTAAAAGAAGATGGTTCCCCAACATATTCAGCACTGCTGTAAACTCTTCCCACACTTAAACCAAATGGTGGAGTTGAAATAGAATCCTGATTATAAATACCTACTATTTTTAAATAGTCATTGGTTACAAATTGGTTATCAATATTTTTAAGAAAACTAGGGTTAAGTAATAATTTTACAACAGCAGTAGTCCCTAAAGCATTATCAAGTCCAACAGGTGTTGTAAAAACATCACCCCCTAATAAAGTGTTATCTTGAAGGTCAACATTTTCTAAAAGACCAACTCCTAATTTAGTTTTATTTTCTACAGTTCTTTCAACCCTAACAAATTCCCATCCTGAGATTTTATCTTTAATAGCTTGAAACTGAGGAGTTGTAGTATCTAATGTAAATCTAATTCCTAATTGATTAGTTGATAATTCAGCAGAAGAACTTAGATTACTTAAAACAGAAGCTACCCCTAAATCATTATCATTAACAAATGGGAATTTAATATCCCCAATCCATTTAGCAAATGAAGGAAATCCATATAAATCTTTAAATACAATAGCAAATCTATATACTTCCCCTCTAGCATAACTCCAGAATACTGAATCATAATAAGGGGATCTCATGTTTTTAAAACTATTTGGAATAGGTTGAATATAATTTCCAAAATCATAAGATTCCCCAGTAGAATATATAGGGGTTATTGATGGTGAAGTTTTAAGTGTAAATTGATTAGTATTTTCAAAAGCTTCTTTAGTTACAAAATCATAACTAATGTTAGGTCCTGTACCTCCTAATACTGTACCATTACTTTGGAATTTATATTGAGAGTTAGCAGCCCAATCTCCATCACTTAAAGGGTTTAAAGGAACTGAAGGATTCTCATTGTTAAATGGGTTAATTAAATCATACTCATCACTAATTAATGTAATAAGGTTGTTATAATTTAAAGCACTAGGTATTCCATCAATTGCAATAAAGTTACCTGCATAACTGATAGAAACTTTTGGGGAACCAAAAGCATTCCCACTATTGTATAATGCATTAAATCTACCAGAATTAAATCTGTAAACTCTAGAATCAAATTCTACATCAAACTGTTTATTTTTAGTATTGGCAATTAACAATTTGTTTTTAACTACATCTAAAGTTTTAGCAACTGTAGGTGGTTTATTAGCATTAGACAATTGTATCTGATCTTCAATAGGGATGTTAGATTCAGTTCCATTTAAAACTGTTGTAACACTCCCTGAAGTTGGGATTGGTAATTCATCAAAATAAAAAGATTCAGCTAACCCTTCAACTTGATATACAGTATACCCTAATCTAACTAAATCATAGTTAGTATCAAGATCATTAATTTGTATTTCAATAGATTTTGTTGAAACAGTACCTACTACAGCACCTGAGTATTCTGTTAAACTACTTTGATCTCCAATAGTAATAATACTAGAAAGTGGAGATACTGTACTCAATGCTCCTTGTAAAGATGATAGTTGATACCAAACTTGGTATCTTCCTGTTGGGAGAAAACCTCCTTGTAATACATTTGTAATTATAGGTTTTTGTGGACGGTGTACTGGAAGAATATTAATTAATTCTACAGGGGTAGCTTCTACCTGATCTTCTAAAATGTTAATGGTTCTAATGTCATTATAAAAATCAGTAAAAACAACTCTAAATATTTTAGAGTTTTCCTTTCTACATTTAACAGACTTATAAATGTTATACCATCTACTTAAATTTAATAGTTCTTTGTAAGCTAAAAACTCTTTA